ATTATGATCAGAAAAATCTTTTTGCATCTCTAATCTCATTGAGTCCGTATAATCTGCTGTGTATTCTTGAGAATTATCGTAATGTTGATATTTTAAATTACCGTAAGGATCAATTCCAATATGTTGATAAGGTGTTTTACCTATTCTAGCTCTTAGACCTAACATTATAACCTTAGATCCTAAGCCCTCTCTTACACCAATCTCACATGTAGTAACTGATTTAGGTTCTTCAAAAAAAGGTAATTTCTCGCACCACTTTTTAAGTAGTTCGTATTCTGTGCTATCGCCCCTGATGGTCATAATTTAAATTGTTGAAGGACCTCAAGTTTTTCTTCAGCTGCTGATATTTTTTCAATTAGCTTATCTATTTCATCTAAGTGTTGAGGGTGCTCTCCTATTGCAACTGGTTTTTCTAAATATATTTGAATTGTTGCATCAGCTTCAGATATCTGAGCATTATATCTATCCTCTAATGCTCTTAACAATGTTGCTCTTAGACTCATAACGAATCTATATATTATTTAGTATTTTTGTAAACTAAAAAACGCCTTCAAATTTTGTGCCTTTAATTGCTGCACCAGCACCTCTGCAATATCCACCTTCTTTAAGCATAGGAACTTCTTCGATATCTGTTTCTGTAGTAATAACAGGAGGTCCCATTTTTTCTACTTCACGCTCAAGTTTTCTAGAACCTTTTCTTTTCATTTTTTTATTATTAATCATTTTTTTCATTTTTGGCATTATATTTTTCCTTGTTTAATAAGTTTCTTTATATCACCTTTAGTCAGACCTGTTAAGTCTACCTTTGGTTTTACTGATTTTATATCAGGTGATACTTTAGTTAAATTCCAGGGTCTAAATAGTTTTTTTATCCATTTCCACATTTTATGTCCTTACGTTAGTTGGTTTAGGGCCAGTGTTTGGGGCTTGGCGCTTTCTCGCGACAGCACTCGCCTTTTGCGACTTTGACATCGCTGTGGCTTTTGCAAGTGGTACGCACTTCGGATACTTCCGACTTGAACCACTGGCCGATTTTCTTCCACACTCTTGAAATTTTCCACCTTTTTTCTTTGCTCCGATATCTACCCATTTTTCTTGAAACCATTTTGTTAATCCTCCAGTTTTCATTTTACCAGCAGGAACACAATTTGGAACCATTTTGTTTCCCTTTTTTTTCATACCTTTTTGAACATAACCGTCCCAACAAGTTCCTTGATTATATCCACCCTTTTTAAATTTCTTTTTTATAGTTATACCTATACCATATTTGGGTTTTGACTCACCTTCAAAAACAAATTCTTGACCTTGGTATTTAACTTTATCTTTACCTGAACTTTTTGAATAATTTCCAGAGATGGTAATTTTTGTATCCTTCTTGTCGTAGATATCTAAGTCTCCTTTAATTCCATAATTCCTGGATTCTTTTTTTACTTTTACGGGTCCTTGTTTATTTGTTCCGCTACTAATTGAAACATTAGGATATAATTTAATCTTATTGTAGTTCGACACTAGAATACACCTTTAAAATTCATACCTTGCATTGCCATACCACCACCTCTAACTTTAATTGTCTTTAAAGTTTTAGCTTGTTTAGCATGTGTCTTAGAAGCTTTATTTAAACCCTTAATTACTTTTTTAATTTTTATTTCTCCACCTGAAGCTTTTCTAGTCTTTTTTGGTTTATTTTTTGAGTAATCTTTTGAATCGTAATGATAATATTTTCCTAATGGAGTCGTAGGAGGACTAGCAAGAAGACCTATACCAGCAGGTTTTTTTTTCTGAGCAGATAGTTTTTCTATTTTTATTTTTCTATCCTCAATACCATAAGGTTTAGTTTTCATTCTATCTTTTTTTTGATTTCCGTATTTCTTAATATCTGTATCGCCACCTGTTTTCATTTTTTTTGGTCCCCAATCTTTTCTTTTTACTCCTGATGGATCTTTCGCCTTACCTGCGCATATTTTTGATGCATAAGCATTTGCGTATGCTGAGGGGTATACTTTAAATTTTCTTTTTGCTGCTGCTTTCCCTCTCGGGCATAATTTTGTCATTTTATTTCCATCCTTTTTTAGCTAATTTTGGTTTACCTTGTCTAAGCATTCCACCTTTACTATACCCTACAGTATAATTAAAAACACCATCCTTGACCGTTGGTTTTTTATAGCCAGATAAAGGTTCATTGACAGATGAAACTGGAGAAGGCTTGGGTAACAATTTTTCTCCACCTCGATCAATAGTAGTAGTAGTTTTTTTATTAAATCCTGCATCTTTAGTGTATTTTTTTCCAGTAGTTGAATTAGGTTGTAAAGTTTTACCGGTTGTTTTATAAAAATCTCTATACAAACCTTCTTTTTTCGAAAACTTTTGTCTATTTTTATAATTTTGTTTAGCACCATAATTAATTGCTGCTCCTGCAAAAGGAATTGCAGTTGATATCAAAGCAGATGCAGCAGTGCTTAAAGGTTTTTTAAATGGAACGTCTTTTACAACTGGACCAATTTCAGATGGTCCATCTCCACCACCACCAGGAGCAGTAGTGTTACTTCCTCCTCTTTGTCCTTTGGGTCCTGGGCTTTGGCCTCCTACTCCAAGTCGTGCAACTTTTAATTTTTTATTTTTGGACATTTTTATAACCAATACTATTTCTATTTTTATATAATTTTGTCCAAGACCATGAAGCTAATTTAGTTGACCAATCATAAATTAATAAAGTTATTATTTTCATTTTTTATCCTTATTCATTCCACCTCTAAATACTTGTGTACCCTTTATACCGTATATCGATGCCACGACAAGGATCCAAAGATTTGTGAACCATGAAGGGAGCTCTGAGAACATGTCAAAAAACAATTTTACTTTGTCCATCGCTGTTGGGTCTTCACTTACAACTGCCCAGGCCAAAATTGCTATGGGCAAACTTAAAATTATCAAAACTGCTTCGTCCTTCCAGTCTGATTGACGAGCTTCAAGTAGTTTTCCTTGGTAAGCTTCTTCTCCGGAGGCCATACGAGATGCATGCATAAGCTGTGCGTCTGACATAGCTATTTTTGTTTTTTGTTTGTTAGCGTAGATCTTACTTCCAGCACTAACAGCTAATTTGATTGCGCTTAACCACATAATAATATTTCTCCTGTCTTCGTTGGCACATGTATTCTATCAAAAGATCAATACATTCGAAAGCCCTAGCACCTGAAAGCCTCCACCTCCATGTTTGAGTCCAATGAGGTTTTCTTATTTTTACTTTCATGACACTACCGCCAAAAAATTCTGAAAATCTATCTAAAATGTCTTTATCTACCATTTCAATACCACATTGAAATGTTTTTCTACCTTTACCCTTACCCCAAATACCAAAACTTCCTTCGCCATCGAATAAACCAGCTAAGAAAATTAATTTATTTTTTTCTGACAGCTTTTCGTAAGAGTTTTTTAGCATCCTTGAGTTTGATCCCTTGTGGGTTTGGTCCTTTCTTAGGTGGTGGCCCAGATTTGACTCCTCCGCTTAAACCTTTTCTCATTTTGATTGTATTTTCTCTCTGGCTACTTCTAAACGCTCATCAGATTGCTCATCTTGTTGAGCTAATTTATCATATTCATAGCCTAAACGTTGTGCAGCTCTTTGATTTTCTTGATCTGCTTTGAATTTAGTTTCTTCTGCTTTTCTTTGTAAGTCCATTGCTCTTAAATCAATTTCTTGTTGCTTAATTTTTATTAATGGATCTTGTTTTCCTTCTGCTTGTTGCATTTCTGTCTGAACAAGCTCTTGTGTTATACGTGCAGCAGCTTTTGCGACCTCAGCATCAAACATAATTTGAAATTGTTGAGGATCTTGTTGTGCCATTTGTTGCATTTCAACGTTTTCATTTAACATTTGCTTCACTTCAGCTTTTGCTTTGAAAGAAATATGATCAGAAATATGTGATTGTAGTAATGCGTACACTTGTGGATTAATTTGTACCATTCTAGATTGCATAAATGCCATGTGTGCTTGTAAATGTGCATCGTGATCTTGGAATTCAAACACTGTTAATAACTTCATCTGCAATGCTCGAGCATTTTCTTTAGCAGGATCCATTGGTTCGGGTTGTTTTGGTGGTGGCTTAAGTAAAGCTTCAATTTGTTTTGTACCTAATGCTTCGTAAACACGTCTATATGCTTCATGTAAATTGTGCATTTGTGGATTTGATTGCGCCACTTGTAATTGTGTTTGTGCAAGCGTTACTCTTTGAGACATACTCATAATATTTGGATCAGCAACTGGTAAAATATCTACTCTCTTGTCAAAATCTTTAGCTTTAATTTGTCTTGGGCCACCGTAAACATCATAAGGATATTCTGGTGGTAAAGATTCACCACAAATTCTAGCTAAAATTTTAAATTCTAGTCTCATTGCATAGTAACAACGTTTATGAACACCACTCATTACACGAGAACCACGTTCCATAAGAGCAACTGTAGTTCCAACAGCTCTGTTTTGAGCATCGTTACCAATATTTGAATCTGTTATTGCTGCAAATTTTTGTCCTGCTTGAACAACAAAACCCATTAGGTTGTAAAGCGTAGGTGAAGGCTCTGTAAATGGTAAATTAAAAAACTGATCTCTAATATTTCCACCAGGTGCATCTACATCTCTAAACTCTCCTGGTTGAATTGGTTGATCATCATCTCTAACTCTAATACCTCTTGACTTAAACCCTGCTGGTAAATTTTTTAAAGTACCTGCATCAATCAATTGTCTTAATGATTGAGTTGCTGCTTGTGATAGACCACCAATCATATGTGTTAAACCAAAACCATAAAAACCTAGCCCTGGTAAAAATTTGTAGTGAACAAAATATTCTATTCTTGAGTAACCAATATCATCGGGTCTATAATTTCTGTAAATAGATAAAACTTCTCCACTACCTTCATCAATAGTTACAATGTAAGGAATCTTAATCTTTTTAGCTTTATCGTCAAAGTCTTCAAAATCATCTAGGTTTAAATCTACATGCATTTCTAAAATTGTATTTAAATAATCTGTTCCTGTGCCTTTGACACCTTCTAGCTCATTTAATTTTTTTTGTACTGAATCTGGTTCTGTAGTTGAATCAACTAATTCTATATCTCTGTAAAATCCTGCTGCCATTTTTTTTGTGACTTCGTTTTGTGTCATTTTAAAAACGTGTGTAATTCTTTCACAATCTTTTAAATCAGATGCAAAATAAGGCACTACTAAATCTTCTGCTGGTATAAATTTAGATACAGGTCGATCTAATAATGCATCGTAATAAATTTTCTTAAATGTAGATCCTGATAGTGGTAGATAAAATAACATCTGATCCATGTCAGTTGTGTAATCTTCCATCTCCTCCATCAGCAGGTAATTCATGTAATCTTTAACTCTTTCTGCTTGTTGTTCGGTAGCCGGTGTCTGTAAGCCAACAACCTGTGTTCTTACAGGGCCGTCAGATGGTACTAATTCTTTGTATGCTTGTGCCTGGAACTGTGTAACTGATTCAGCTAATAAAGGATGCGTGACACCGGAAGCTCCTTTAAATGGTTTTGTTACTTCTTGGTATTTAGTTCCTAATAAATCTAAACCTTTAATGTATGCGTCTTCCCACTCTTTTCTAGAAGTTTTATCTTTTTTATATTCTTCAATAAGATCCATGGCCATTTCTTTGAGAGTTCTCTCATCCATGTCTTCTGCAAGATTTGCGTTAAAATCATCTTGTGGTCTTTGATCTTCTACTTCTTCCCCTTCAACTGATACATCTACCTCCTCACCACCAGGCAAGGATTCTACTTCTTCTTCTAATATATCTTCTGTAAGAGGTCCTTGGTTTTCTACTGCCATTTTGTTCCTTAATTATATTTACTTATAAATCCACCTTCTTTTTTGTAGATCTTCTGTGGGTTTACCATGTTGGGTGATACTTTAACAGAAAAAACGTCTGTGTACAATCTAAGGTCGTTATCTGGTATTAATGTGGAACCACCAGTTGGGTTACTAGAGGCACTAGCGTGTGTCTCTACCTTATATGTATTACCATCCATAATATCTAATTCATCTGTTTCAACTCTTTTGTATGGTTTTGTTGGATCTGATTTTGAAATTTTTATAGTTCCTGCTTTAGTATCGAAATCTTTTCCTATTTTTTTCATTAAGGCTGGAATTACTGCAGGTGATTTAGAGCCTGGTGTTTTGTTACCTCTGAAATAACCATAAGCCTCCTGATAGGCTTTTGTGTTTGGTTTATTCCTTGGTCCTTTTCTTGAAATTCCTCTCATCATTAAATTTACTGGAGCTATTGCAACATAATCTACACCTTCTCTAGCTGCAAGATTAGTTAAATATGCTAAACTAGCTTTTGCCTGTGAAGCTCTATCAAGTAATGGAATATAATCGACACCAGTAGGTAGCCCATCATAAGTTGAAACGGCACCATCAGTATCACTATACCTTGCATTGGGAGATTTAACAGTGCTTTTAATAACCTCATCTAAGTCTTTTATTTTTTTAGCATTGAGTTCCATTCGTGCAGCACTTAGTTTGCCACCCAGAACTTCATCACTTAATTTTTTTCTAGAATCAAATAAGAACTTTAAAATTTTTTCGTTTTGATAAGGGTTTTGTCTTAACGATGTATTAAAAGGATCTGCTTTTTGATCTCTTAAAAATTTACTTATACCCTGGTTAGTGTCCGATTGTACTTCATGTATTAAAAAAGCTTTTTTACCATCAGTCGTTGTTCTTGTGTCCCAACGAATGTGGGCAAGTGGGTTGTCATATTGTTTACCTTTAAAATGTGGGTTCTCTCTTCTCCCCCCTTTTATGTTTTTTGGAATACTTTCATCTAAAACAATTACTGCTTCTCTGTAGTTCTGACCCCCTGGATACGTATATCCAGATTGCCCTTGAAATTTAGGTGGTGTAATGTTTCTTGTTGAAGCTACAATGTCATCTATTTCACCTTGCATTTTGTTGATTGCAATTTTTTTATCACTAGGTAATCCTTTTTTAATTTTATTAAAAAGAACTGCTATCTCTGCTGAAGTATCTTCAACAGCAGATGCATTACCATCTCGAACTGCAGAGTTCAAAACTCTCATTTCTTCTCTTAAAGTTTTTAAAGTATTTTTCATTTCACCAACTTCTAATCCTTGTGCACGTAGTTCTTCAATTTTTTCTACTCTAGTTGCTGCTGGGTTTACGTTGACAGTTCGCTGAAGTGATCGCTCCATATCTGCAAGTCTAGCTATTTGTGTGTTAACTGTGTTCTCAGCTTTGTTTATAACTGTTTGAGGAATACCAAGTTCTCTTATTTTTAATCTGTTGACTGGACTAGCTTGTACCATATCAGAAAGAACACGTCCTGGTATTTTTACTCCTGCTTCTTTAGCAGCAAATAATATACCACCTGTTAGATCTCCTGCTTTATTAAACTGTGCAATGTTTGCATCAAATAGTTCCTCTATTGGAACTGTCATCTCTTTGTTTAAAAGATGTGGAGTTGCTTTTGCTTTACCGGTATCGTATTTAAACTTTCTACCAGTGATAAAACCATCTTCAAAATCTTTTCCAAATATTTTAAATCTTCTTTTTCCTCTGTCCGTTAGCCAGTCTGCCCACTGATCTGCAGTAAAAGAACCATCACCTTTCATTGCAATTCTGTCGTACGTAGAAGATCCAAATATTTTATTTAATTTTAAATCATCACCAAGACTGACAGCAGTAGGTCGCATATTATCCATTGGACGTAACATAAGGGGTGCTGATATCTGAGGTTCTTTTGCAACTAAGGCTTTAGACTGTGAAGCGACAGAAGGTATATTTGGAGTAGGTGTTTTTAATTTAGCAAGATCTGGTAATCCACCAATGGTAGTAGTCTCGATAGCTTCAGGAACAGTATCGTCTGCTTTTTTTTTAATTAACTTTCGACCTAGTCCAAGAAGATTTCTAAGGGACATTGTCCCTCCTATGTAATTTTAGTAGGTCTTGTTCTACCTAATTTGCATCCACGTGCTTTAACCATTGTTCCTTTTTTATAACCAGACATAGCCATAGGTCTTTGCATAGGTGTTTGCATAGAACCTACCATGCCACCACCCATTTTACCTTTAACTAATGAGCTAGCTTTTTTAATATCTCTGTCAGTAAGTCTGTCTTTGTCTTTCATACTTTGAGCTAGTGCGTATGTTTTTGTTCTCTCTTTTATTTTGTCAAGAGCTCTTGGAGATAATTTACCTCTACCTTTTCTTAAGCCATCAACTCTATCAGCTGCAACAGCTAACCTACTTTTCATTTCTCCAATTCTTCCTGAGTCGGCACCACCACCTTTAGAATATTTTTTCATCATACTGCCACCCATTCTTTTACCTTTTGCTTTTTCTGCTCTTAGAACAGCGAAATCTTTTTCATCAATTTTATTTGGTGGTGGAGCTTTAGCTGCAATTTTTGCTTGGCCACCTGTAAGCATTCCAATTTTTCTGACTCTATCTGTGTTTAATTTTTTACCACCGTATTTTTTTTCACGCATACCTTTTACGTAGTTATCAATAGATTCTTTTGATCTACCGCTGTTGGGGTTTTGGTAAGTACCAATTTTAAGTTTAGACTTGTCTCCCATAAAATACTCCTAATAATATTTATATTCTTTTTCTGCTTTAATGTGGTCATCATCCCAATCATCCGAATATGTTGAAACAAATCCACCTTGTCGATATCTTAACACAGCTTGGGTCATAGAATCAACATAGTCATCGTATTGTCCATTAGGAAACGCTGCGCATTCCTCAATTACCTCCTGTGCCCAGTGTTCGTCTAAAGGTGCCCACACCATACCAGACTCAAACACAGGTGAACAGCTATTTATTCTAGTATGCTTGTCTC